GGAATCTTTAAACCATTTGGTCTCCACCGTCGCACGGTTAAGTGCTAACGGGATAAAGTATAGATCGATATGCGTTTGAAGCTACCTCCAGTGCCCGGCAGATTTTGCACGGGCACACACTCCTTCGTAAAGTCCAGCCCGCGGTAAACTTCCCGCGGACGGAAACCCGCCGAATCGAGTGATAGCCAGCCGTCCTCAACCCCCTCTTGTGGAAGGAGATAGACAGAATACACTGGCAACACGGCGTCACCCGGAAGAGCATGTCGTATGCTCCTTTTGGACCAAGTGAACGTGTCAAAGAGGTAACCACCATAGCCGCGATCCCGCTTGTAAAGGCGGGGTACCCAGTCACCGATGAGGTGCCCGTCCCCGAAGTTATCGGGGCCGTATATCCGAATCATAGGATCCAGGTACTCTAAAACAAAAGCGGCCATGTCCGGTTGCAGCGTCCTCACGTAGTAATTGTGGAGACGAAAAAGATCTGCACCGGTAAGTGAGTCCTTAATAAAACAGGGACGCACATCGAATCCCGACACGTAGTCCTTACCACATGACTCACGGTAAGGGCCTTCCCAGTGGGACTTGGACAGGTTCACAGTAAAACCAGCAGCCTTTAGCACGCGTACCACCTGCGCGACATGATCTGTCGGGCAGACGATATCGTCGCCGAAGACTGCAATTGTGGACCCAAGCGGACACGCGGAGGATACAAGCGCCCAGAATATCAGGCTCTCCAACGCGAACGTATATCCGTTGCCCATTGTTGAAAACTTCACTAGGTCGACAACCTCCGCACCACCGTCCTTACGTTCTAGCTCAACCGAGCGCGTTCGTAGGTACGCTAATCGCTGGGCCCAGTCAAACGGCAGCAAGTGCCAGACGAGGCTTTCTGCGATAGTGTCAGAAGCACTACTAAGGTCCAGGGTTGCTAAAGCCCCGGTTAAGGATCCTTCGCGGGCCAGACGTTGATTAAGCGTCTGGTCACTTAGATCCACCCCTACCCGCTTTAAGCACCGAGCTATGTAGGAGCCGTAACCCAGCTGATAAAAGCTGTTCAGCCAAGGCTCGACTACTATAGTTCTATCGGTCTTCGAGGATTTCGGGACGAACTGCAGCTTACCGCGGTGAATCTCAACGGTAGACACACCTTCCTCCTCGGAAAAACCGAGACAATGAGGGAGGGACGCCAGCGCCTCACTAAGCACTGGTATCATC